GCCCGCCATGAGCCTGCTGCCCGACCTCAAGGCGCGGCACGTGAGGGTGATCGTCACGAACGCCGCGGACATGGGACGCGCCTGCGGGCGCCTGCTCGACATGCTGCGCGACCATAGGCTCACCCACCTGACGGACGACGAACAGCCCGCGTTGGCGAAGGCGGTCGCGAACGCCGCCACGAGGAACATCGGGCCGTCCGGCGCGTTCGGCTGGAACAAGACCGGCAGCGACATCGACATATCCCCATTGGTGGCGGTCACGCTCGCCCTGTACGGCACCTACGTCACGAAACGCAACCCCAACAGACGACAGGAGGTGATGGTCTGATGGTCTCCAGCGAGATCGTGGCCGCTTCGGGCGGCAAGCCTTTCCTGTACGGCAGCGTCCTGCCCGAGGTGCGGGGCATCGCAGGCATCGACGAGGCGGATTGGGACGTGGTCGAACGGCTCCTGCGCGTGTGGGTGGCCAAGCAGCCGGGCAATGTGCTGCGCACCCTGTACTACGATGCGCACGAACGGCTGAAGGACTTCGGCATCAGCATGCCCGGCCGGATCAAGTCGAACATGGTCATGCCGCCGGTCGGCTGGCCGGCCAAGGCGGTGCGCACGCTCGCCGATCTGAGCGCGTTCGAGGGGTTCCGCGTCGATGCGGCGGCAGACGGGGCGCTGAAGGGCGACGTGGACATGCTCTTCGACGGGAACGCGTTGGACACGACCGTGGCGCAGGCAGTCGTCAGCGCCTACAAGCACTCCTGCTCGTTCCTCACCGTCAGCCGCGGCCCGGATGGCGTCCCTCGGATCATCCCGCGCTCCGCGGAATGGTCGAGCGCGGTGTGGGACACGCCCCGCAACCGCATCGGCTCGGCCATGACCATCACCGACGCGGACGAGAACGGCGACGTCACCGGGTTCTCCATATGGCTGCCCGACCGCCTCTACCAATGTTCGAAGACCGGCGGCAGGTGGATCGCCGACGCGCAGTCCACGAACTGGGGCAGGCCCACCGTGGCCGCACTGTGCTACGACCCCCAGCTGGACCGCCCGTTCGGCCGCAGCAGGATCAGCCGCCCGCTGATGAGCCTGACCGACATCGCCTACCGCACGCTCGTGCGCATGGAGGGCAACGCCGAGTTCTACAGCGCCCCCAAGGTCTGGTTCCTAGGTCTCGACCGGGACGCGTTCAGCAAGGACACGTGGAGCAGCCTGATCAGCGCGATCAACGCGGTGAGCCGCGACGAGAACGGCGAGATCCCCGCCATGCAGCAGGTCCAGCAGGCATCCATGCAGCCGCATTCCGACATGCTGCGCACGATCGCTATGCTCGTCGCCTCCGAGACCAGCCTGCCGGTCAACGATCTGGGCATCACCATGGACAATCCCGCGTCCGCGGAGGCCATGGCCGCCGCGGAACGCAAGCTGTCGCGCGAGGCCGACCGGCAGAACCGGCTCTTCTCCCGCGCCCTGAAGGACGTGGTGGGCATGGCGCTGAACCTGCCGGCCGACGAACTCAACCGGATCACGCCCGTGTGGGCGCCGACCCGCGAGGTGAGCGACGCGGCGCGCGCCGACTACTACGCGAAGATCGCCGGCGTCAACGCGGACTTCGCCGACTCCGACGTGGGGCTCATGAAGGCGGGGCTCACGTTCCAGGAGATCCAGGCCTTCCGCGCCTACCAGCAGCGCATGAAGGCCCAGAAGAACATCGAAGCGCTCAGGGCACGCACCCTGCAGCCCCAACAGCAGACGGAGGATGCGACCGTCCAGCAGGAGGGGAATGCCACCACCGGGCCGCGGTCCGTGGAGGAGCAGACCCCCCCCCGATGAGCTGAAGGCGCGGTTCGACGCGCTGGGCGTGGCCATCCGGGCCGGCGTGGAGCCGGAGGACGCGGCGAGAAGGCTCGGCTTGGCGGGCATCCGGTTCACGGGCATGGTCCCGGTCAACCTGAAGGAGGTGGCGGATGGCGACGGCGATGAACGGCCTGCCGGCCGGCCGGGATCTGAAGCGTCTGCTGGAGCAGGCGCAGAAGGACTATCAGGCGAATCTCGATAACCTGACCGACGCGGCCACCGATGAGATCGAGACCGCCATCCAACGCGGCGACATCGATCTGAAGGAGCTCGTCAGCGAGTACGCTCGCGACGCGAGCCAGCTGGCGAACGAGTACTACGACCAGCTGCGCGGCCTGTGGGCCGAACAATCGTCGGAGCCGATGCCCGAGTTCCTGCACGCCAAGCTCGTGGACCCGTCGCGCGTGCTGTGGCAGGTCGAGCACGGGTTCAGCAACACGGACTTCAACGGCCTGACCTACCAGCAGGTCATGGAGGGCCGCAGCCGCGCCGGCATGACCATCGACGACCTGTGGCCGCCGTTGGACAACGTGGACGACGCGCAGCAGTTCATCGCCGACATGATCAACGCGTCCGGGCGTCTGACCATGCAGCGCAACATCAAACTCGACCCCACCCGGCCGAAGTGGGCGCGCGTGTGCGGCAGCGCGAAACCGTGCGCGTTCTGCGTCATGCTCGCCTCCCGAGGCTTCGCCTACAACAGCCAGGAGACCGCCGACTTCGGCTCGGGTTTCCATGATGGTCACTGCCATTGCAGCGTCGTGCCCAGCTGGGGCAGGGACGAACACCTCCTCGCCAGACAGGCCCAATGGAAGAGCATGTACGACGCGGGGAAACGGGAAATCAGCGAAGCGGAAGGCAGCGGCAAGCATGCCGCGCCGAAAACGTCTTTCAAGGATGTGCTTGCTGCCATGCGTCGTATGTTTTCCGATAAACTCGGGGACGGGGTGGAGACTCGTGCGCCAAGCCTGTCTCCCGAGCTGGATCGACGATATAAACTGTCCAAGCCGCTCAAACATTTTTCACAGCTCACGTCCAAGGCGGTCAACCCGAACATCGGGAACGTGCCTCAAGGCGTGTACGACCCCTATGGCAACAACTGTCAACGCTGCTGTCAGGTAGCGGAACTTCGGCTCCGCGGATACGACGTAATAGCAGCGCCACGTGGTATGTATGATCAAACCGGCATCCGCCATTTCTACATATCCAATTGGATGACCCGCGACGGCAAACAACGCCGATGGACAAATTGCGCGCCCAGAAGAAAAGCCGACTCCATCCTCAAGGAGCTTGAATCCTATCCCGTGGGGGCCAGATTCTTCATTCGAGGAAGCTGGAAAACCAAAGGCGGTCATGTATGGAATGCGGAAATCGTCATGAAAAACGGTCGAAAGACCGTCAAAATGTACGATTTCCAAGGAGAAGATCGTGACCCTGACGGATACCTTAGCCGGGTCAAGAACGGAGGCTCATCCTATATACGAGTCGATGACATGTTTCCCTCCGATGCGCTTATGGATGGGCATCGGCTCAACTTCGATACCCGATTGCCCAAACCGACGTCGTGGGTCATCGGCGCTGGCGATCATGCACCTACCACGAGTGAGGCCAATGCGGCATACTGGGGTCCGTCGGATAGGCAGATTGACAAATCATGGGGCGAATATGTCCGGTGGAGTTATAGCAGTCCTGATGCGCCTGCCGTCAAACCCAATGGCAGGGAGATGGTTCCGAAAAAATGATAAGATTCGATTACGTCGATAGGGGGTGGGAATAGATGGTAACTAGCTATCATCAGGCTCGTGGAATCATAGCGGATCTTTATGCCGGCCATTGCGTAACAAGCCCGGAGGGGTATGAGAACGCCGAGCATTTTTTTGTGCCCGTTGATCACCCGCCGGCTCTTGGTTTCGATGATGATTGCGTGCGTCTCGTGGATAAAGTCACAGGCAAGATCATTCCCGTCCACGTGTTCCCGTTCGATGATGCCGGCAAGGCGAACATCGAACGATTGCGGGCCATGGATACTGTCTATGACACCACATCAGATACCGAATATCTTGATCTGCTAAAGAGATACCATGCCAAATACGGTGAAGACTATTTCGCGGGCAATCCTGTTTACGGCCTGAAGGAGCAGCAGATCAAAGCCGACATTCGACAGGCCCTCCACGAACAGGACCAAGGCTAAGCCGCTTACTCTTTTTCTGTCTATGACCACCCGCACGGGTGGTTTTCTCATTTAAGGAGCCAACCATGGATAAACCAGCTGAGCCTGCATCCGTCACGGTGGAGGTCAAGCCCGATCTGAGCGGGCTGCGCGCGTTCCTTGCGGACATGCTTGCCGTCGTCGACAAGTACGACGCGGGTTCATCCGATTAGACCCCTATAACCATTTTCCCTGTTCATGGCCACCCGCACGGGTGGCTTTTTTCATGCCCGGAACGGGCCCCGACAACACCATTAGGAGGAACACATGGCCGAGGAAGCCAACAACGCCAATCAGTCGCAGGACACGTCCAAGCCGCACGGCGAGGAGCAGCAGACCGACTGGGAGGCGAAATACCGCGAAGCCGTCACCCATTCTCGCGAGTGGGAGAAGCGTGCGAAGGACAACAAGGCGGCCGCCGACGAGCTGCAACAGCTCAAGGAGTCGCAGATGAGCGAACAGCAGAAGGCCGAAGCCAAGACCGCGAGGCTCCAGAAGGAGCTCGACGCCCTCAAGGCCGAGAAGCAGGCCGACGAATGGCGATCGCAAGTCGCCGCCGAATCCGGTCTGCCCGCGAACCTCATCACGGGTTCCACGCTCGAGGAGATGCAGGCGCACGCGAAGGCCATCGGCGAATACGTGGCGTCGAAGACCGGCAGACAGCTGCCGAATGTCACGGATCCCGGCAGGACGCCTCAGACCCCGCCGAACGACCTGCTGCAGTACGCGGCCGAGGTGTTCTCCAACTAGTCAATCCATCCAATCCGTTTTCCAAGGAGGCCTTATCATGGCTATTTTCGGTACCGGCGGCATCAAGGCGATGCCTAACCAGATCGCGGACGGCATCGTCGACCAGGTGCAGTCCGGCAGCGCCATCGGCGTCTTGTCCCAGCAGAAGGCGATGCGTTTCGGCGAGACCAGCATCGTCACGTTCGAGAACCGGCCCCGCGCCGAGTTCGTCGACGAGGGCGCCCAGAAGTCCAGCACGACCGGTTCGTTCGGCGTGGTCAAGACCGTGACCCACAAGACGCAGGTCACCATGCGCTTCGACCAGGAGGTGCAGTGGGCGGACGCCGACTACCAGCTCGGCATTATCAACAAGCTCGCCACCGAGGGCGCGAAGGCCCTGTCCCGTGCTCTCGACCTCGGCGTGTTCTACCGTCTCAACCCGTTGTCCGGCAAGCCCGTCACCGCGTGGACGAACTACCTGAACGCGACGACCAAGCGCGTGGCTCGCACCGCCAGCCCGGACGTGGACGTGGAGCAGGCCATCGGCCTGATCCTCAACGACAGGGAGGGCTGGGACGTCAACGGCATCGCCATGAGCCGCGAATTCGCTTTCGGCCTCGCCACCCTGAAGGACACGCAGAAGCGCCCGCTCTACCCGGAGCTTGGCTACGGCGTGACCATGAACAGCTTCAAGGGCATCCCCGCATCCGTCACCACGACCGTGAACGCGCCCGAGTTCGCCGCGCCCGCCGAGGGTGAGACGTACACGGTGCCGAAGGTCGGCGCGATCGTCGGCGACTGGAAGAACGGCATCTACTGGGGCGTGCAGCGCAACCTGCCGCTCGAGACCATCACCTACGGCGATCCGGACGGACAGGGCGACCTGCGACGCAACAACCAGATCGCGCTCCGACTGGAGATCCTGTACGCGTGGTACGTGTTCACCGACCGCTTCGCCGTGGTCGAGGGCGACGCACCCACCGCGAAGGCTGGCAAGTGATGGCGCAGGCGGTCGAATTCCACCACCTGACCAGCGGCGTCACCAACGACGCCCGGCAGGCGGTCATCGAAACCCAGTTCCTCGATCAGGACGGCAATCCCATCGACATCACCGGCGGCGGCACGGGTTCGACGCCGGCCGCCGGTTCGGTCACGCCGGCTACCCTGTCCGGCTATGACGCGGCCACCGGCCATGGCAAGGTGCCGCAGGTCAAGGCGGACGGCAGCGGGTTCGACTTCGTCGCCCCGCCCGTCGGCGTGAAGGGAGACAAGGGTGATCCGGGGGCGGCCGGCGCGAAGGGCGACAAAGGCGACCCCGGCGCGGCAGGCAAGTCCGTGACCGCGATCGCCCTGACCGCGGACGCGGCCGGCAAGATCACCGGCGGCACCGTCACGTTCAGCGACAAGACCACCGCGGCGATCACCGTGACCACCGCGACCGCGTAAGGAGAAGCGTCATGGCCGACGAGGAGACCGATCCGGACGCGGATCCGGGCATGGGCGGCGACACGACGCCTCTGGCCACGCACGGGGATCTGGAACGCCGCTGGCACGCGCTCACCGATGCGGAGCGCGCGCAGGCCGACGAGCTGCTCGCCGACGCGAGCGAGATCGTCCGCGCCCAGCTCTTTGGCGGACATGGTTTCATCCGTCGTCTGGCCGAAGAGCCGTCATATTTTCTGTTCTTTTGTGTTTGCTACTGCTGAAAGGCAATCGATTATGACTTCCACTGTTTCCGACAAGAAC